TCTGCCATTTGTTATATTTTATAAGTTATTTTTGGTGGTATTAATTGTATCGTTAATTTTCCTATTTTAAATTTAAACATTATTGTATTGCATCTGTTTTTGATTGTGGTGCTATACAAGTGTTATATTCATTTTCTATAATAATTGGTAAAGTAAACACCCAGCCTGTTACTGAACTATCAAACCTTTCTGTAAATGGCTCTAATGTTATATCTCCTTCTGTAAAGTATTTTGGTATAGCATTTATTCCCTGATTAGATAGTAAAAGACTTTCTCCATTTTTAAATGTTCCAATTAAATCATTACATATCTGCAGACAATCTGATAATACTTCTTGTTCATTTGATTGGTCTGGAAATACTAAATCCATAATAAATATTTGAAAGTTCAATGTCATTTCATGTGTTCCTGCAATTGCATTTATTGGATTAATAAACATTAAAGGGAACATAGTGTTTTTTTCCAAATCCATATCATATATATCTCCTGATTCTACAGTTTGTATTTGATAATGATTTGCACCTAATTGCTTTAATGTATCTATTGTATTATTATAATCTTTAAAATATGTCATCTTTGTACCGCTTTAGTTTCATTTAAATCTGTTTCATAAGTTAGCCAAGTTAAACACTCATATAAACTTAAATTAGTTATTCTTTCCAAATTAATTATTTCTCCATTTGTCAACCGATACATCACACCGAACCAACCCCATTTTTCTGCAAATTGTTCATCTGCACTTTGTTTAGTATTTTCTTGTTCTGTTCCATTAAATACTGCTGCAAACATTTCAATAGTTCTTTCACGAAAATCCAAAAAAAAACCAATGAATTATTTACATCTGCTGCTTTCATTTTTTTTAATTTTTCTGCCCTCATTCTCAAATCACTTTTACCATAAGCTTCGATAGAATAATTATTTCCATCTTTTTCAGTTATAGGTCTATACAACACAGCCATTATTTTAGTTAAATTATTCTGTATGCCATCTTTTAAATATGTTTCTAAATCAGCATATTCCCCTAATGTTATATCTTCCAAATTAGGATGGAAACCATATTCAATATCATTTACCTTTATAATACTTTTTAATTTAGATTCAGCTTTGTTTTGTAAAACTGCTATTTTATTCATTATTAAAGATATGTCGTTTATTGATAATTCTTTTATCAACTTTTTTGGCATATCAGATAATGTGCTTATCAAATCAATAGCTTCTTGAGTATTTGTTTTTTCTTTATTGCTTATTAATTTAATCCATTTGTCAAGTGTTACATCATTCCAACTATTTATCATTGTGTAAACACTTTCTTTGCCATCTTTATTTATTTTCAATCGCATAATATATAATAGAATTATTTGGTTTTTAGTTTAAAATCATTATGTTTGTCCTCGTTTTCTAAAAGTTTTTGTTTTTCAAAGGTGTAATTCTTCGGAGTTGCACCTTTTCTTATTGTACATAATATTTACCATAATTTGAATCTAATTCAAAAAACATTCTCATAGCTAAAGCATCTGCATAATCAGGAGAACGTCCTATAATATCTTTAACAGTTTCTTTCGGTATTATCTGTAGCTTATTATCTTTATCAGCATCTTTAGTTCTTACCTGCTCAAGTTCTTCTATAATATGGTTTTTCATATTTATATCATTACAATCTATTCCTATTTGAGCAGTATTAATCATATCAGCTAATTTGTAATAACATTGTGTTTTTAAATTTTGATAGTTCTCTCCTTTTAATGCTCTTGAATTATTTACAAAACCCCTGCAACGCATATAATCTTTTACACCACCACCTACTCCATCTTCATCAACTATTATATTTGTCAATCTTACACTATTAGTTTGTTGTAACAGCCTAATCTCATCCACAACATGATTTACAGCTGATTTACCAATACTTCTTATCTTTTTAATATGTAACCCTTCCCAAAGCATTATAATTGTTCTATCATTTCCAAAACGAGCTACATCACAACTTATATATTTATCTCCCTGTTTCCCTATTTGATTAAACAAATTCAATATAGCATCATATTCTATTAAATTATCATTTGTTGCATCATATTCCCAATTACCATATAATAACCTTTGTTTGCTTAATTCATCTAATGTTAATAGCTGTGATTTATAATGTTTAGATATAAATTGATTATCATCTACTAAACTTTGAATAAATTGTCTATGTGGTTTCTGAACTCCCTCTTTAGCAGGTTTATAATATTGTGTATATACCCAGTTCTTAGCTGGGTTACAAGTCATTAATAATTTTGGTATTAAATTATATTCATCTAATTTATACCTCATTCTTGATGCAACTATGTTCTTTGCTTTTTCTGTTATTTGATTTGCTTCATCTATAAAAGCTGCTGTTATTTCTAATGAACCTAAACTATCAAAGTTTCTATCTGATGGGTATAAAAACAAGTCTTTTAGTATTATTTCACTTCCATTATAAAACTTAACTATATTAGATGCTGCATTAAAATTATAATGTTTATTAGCTAATATACCCCAAGTTTGACAAACTTCAAAAAAAGTATTTAATGTTGTTTTCTTTAATGAGTCTAATTTACTTCTACCCATTAAATATCTTGTCTTTGGGTATTTAATACATAAAAGAATAAGCCAACTACAACCTACCCAACTTTTACCTCCACCTGCTGCACCTCCAAATAATACTTCTGTTGTTTGTTTATCGAATAGATATTCTATTGCTTGTCCTTGTGTATGAGTAAATTCAGTATCAATATTCAACTCCTTTGATATTTACATTAATTTTTATAGGTTCATCTCCTGATGATAAGTCTAATTCACTTCTTTCTATATAACCTCTTTTCTTACCTTTTGTCTTTAAATAAAATATTGTAGCTGATGTGCTACCATCTTTAATCTGTGTATGCAATTGACTTTCAGCAAAATCTAAAGCTATGTTTTCAATTTCTTTTACTGACTTAGCAAATTCGTTGTCTTCCTTTAACCATTTATAATACGTACTTCTTGGTATATCTGCTTGTTTACAAGCTAATGTAACTACTCCCAAACTATTTTCTAATGCTTTTAATATTGCTTCTTTTTTTATGTGTCTATTTTTGTCCATTTTTTATATATCTAAATGCTGCTGTTATTCTATTTTTAGTACTTGTTTTATTAAATCCTTCCATCTTTTGTTTACCTGTATTTCTACCAAAGAAATAACAAACCCAATCTATATGTCTTTTTAATGAAAATATTAAACTTGGTGCTGATGTTGTTATTCCCATTACATAATTTTCTTTTGTATATTTTTTAGCTATAAAGTCTAACAGTCTTCCTCCTATTCCTATTCCTTGATAATCAGGCAATATAACTAACCTATGTACTTTTTTTAAGTTAGGTTTTTTGTTAGGTAAATGTAATATACTTATATATCCTGCTATTTGTTCATTAACATAAGCTACATAACTATGTGCAGCATTATTATGTGTGTGACTTAAATAGTGGTGTTTAGCAAACACTTTCCATATTGACTTATCTCTTGTTTGGAATATTTCAAATCTAACTTTTGGTCTATTTTTTTTTTGCCCTTCAAGTTTTTGAAAGGTCATACTATCTGTGTTAAATACCCAATCAGGAAGCAACCAATCTTGAACATCATGATGACAAGTTACAGCTATAAACTTTTTATCAGATTTACGTACAGCCTTTTGCATAGCATAAGAACCTATTTTAGCTACATTTCTATCAACAACTGATGTAAATTCATCAAATACTATCAATTCATCTTCTCTTAATAATGCATTGGCTAAATCAACCCTCATCTTTTGTCCATTCGATAATACTGAATATGGCTTTAACCAACTTGGTGGACTACTAAAACCAACACTATTAAATATTTTAGTTATATCATCAACAGATGCTTGTTTAGGCATATCATCTAATATAGTTTCTGCTTCATATTTAAAATTAGTTACATAAGCATTTTCAAATAATTCTTTTGCAATAGTAGTTTTGCCTGTACCACTATTACCAACTATTAATCCTATTTGCCAATTATCATCTATATCTATATTACCCTCAAAATGTTCTTTTATATGTTCAGTTTGCAAATCAAACTTACCCATTACTGATGATACTCTAAAAGATTTTTTAGGTTTTGTTTCCCTTAAAATGTTAAAATTCGGCATTTATATCCTTTTTTAGTTAAATCATTAAACAATGCTTCTTGTTCTCTTTCTGATGTTAGTTCTACTTCTACTCTAAATTCATCTGATATATTTTCTGATATATCTTTAATTGATGTTTCTTTATCATCTTCATTTTGCCATACATCTAAGCCCCATTCTGATAAATCTAAGCTGTTCCATTCGTTAGCTAATATATCCCATTCCCATTCTCCGAAACCTACATTGTCTTTTACTATAAATTCTTTTTTCTGTTCTTCTGTTAATCCTTTAGCAATTTTAACATGAACTTCTTTCAAACCTGCTTCAATACAAGCTTTATGTCGCATGTTACCACCAAGAATAGTCATATTTTCATCGACAACTATTGGTCTTAATTCTAACATTTCAGGAAAATCTTTTATAGATTGAACAAGCTTCTTAAACTTATCATCTTTTATAATTCTTGGATTAGCAAGATTAGGTTTTAACTCATTGATTTTTAACTTCATATAATATAATAGAATTTTATTTAATTTATTTTAATGAAAATAATTCTGTTTGATTAATATTTTCTTTTTTTATTATTCCCAACATTGTTTCAAATATAGTTTTACCTGCTTCATAATCAACTAAATTTCTTGCAATTTTTCTCATATCTTGTTTACCTTTATATTTTTTAAAATCATAATCGTGATATTTTGAAAGATTTAAAATTATATCTTTAGATAGACCTCTTGATAATTGTGGGTTTTTTCTTTCATTTATGTTATTAGGTAAATTAAAATTAGTCCAATATAAATGTCTACCTCTTTTATGTGCAGTAATTAATGGTTTATAATATGGTATTACATTCTCAACACAATATTTACCTTTAAAAAAAGTATCTAAAAAAATTATTTCTTGATACAATTGCATATCTGGATATCTCATTTTTTGTACTGTTTTCATAGATAAATTAAATCTGCTATGAGTAGGACATGGTGGAGAACTCCATATAAAATCGTATTCTTTATAATGGTCTAACAAATATTGATGTGCATCTTCTACAATTACCTTATCATTAGGAAATCTTTCTTGATATAATCTAGCACATTCTGTGTCAAGTTCTACTGCTGTTACTTCTATATCATCTTTAACTTCATTCCATTTGTATCGATTACCACCAAGACATGCATATAAATTTAATATTTTCATTAATTTGTAAGTTTTTCTTTAGCTTCTTTCCATATTTTATCTTTTCTTTTACTAAGTGATGGTTCTGTTCTTTTTATATTAGGAAACCCACCAAATTCTTTTTCTACTTCTTGCATATATTCACCACATTTAGGACATTCAGACCCTATATTGCAAATTTTACCATTAACAACTTTCATTACAACTTTAGTTAATTGCTTTTGTATTTCACATTTATTGCATTGAAATAATAACATTTTAAATATGATTTAATCTGACTTTGCTTAATTTCTTTTTCTCTAATTCTTCTAATTCAAATTCTAAATGGTGTATTGCTTTTTTTACATCTTCTATATGTTTATCTATATTGCTCATTCCCTTTTCTGTTTTTTTACCACATCTTAAAAGATATGTAACAGAATTACCTACATTATAACTTAATTCCCAATCTGCTATAACTTTTCTAGCTTCATATTTATAATATTTACCTATATAATAATTTGGTATTTTATTTGTATTTTTCATATATTCTTTTTATTCCTTTAAAACAATCATTTAAACAAGTACTACAACTTGTTCCTGTATCATAATTACTACCATAAATTGTGTTAAATAATGTTATCATTCTTTTTTTAGCTGCTTGATTCTTTGCTATACCTGTTTTTATATCTTCCCACAACACTATTACTTCTTGTATTAATTCATCAGGAATACCTTCAGGTTGTTCTACTTCCTTTGTTTTTAACCAATATTTTTGTGGGCATTCCATCAAACTGATTCTTGCTTTGATAGACATGAAACATAAACAAATTTTGCAGCTTCCTGTTGGTTTAAAATAATAATCACAATTTTTACAGATATTTAACCTATCATCATATATTTCATCAGATACAAAAAATTTATTCATCTAAAAGTTCTTTTAATTGTTCTCTTACTTTATCAATAGTAGAAAATAAACTATTTCTGCTTATACCTGTTTTTTTTGCTAATCCACTTAATGTATTTCCTTCATAATAATAAAGCTTAAATACATCTCTATCATACCAATAAAATTCATCTAATGCTTTGTCTATTAATTCTAACTTTTGCCATTGTTTATATTCTTCTTGGTTTGGTATATTATATAAATTTTTTTCATTAATACTTTTTACTTCATAAGTTATATTGCTAGAGTAACTATCTAAATTAGTATAATATTTTTTATATTTATAATAATAAGGACTTCTAGGACTTGTAAAACTTCTTCTCAAAACAACTGCACCATAACTGATTATACCTTTAGTGCCATCTTTTTTATATATAGACTTTAAAGTATCTGGATTCATTTGCATAAAATATAACATTAATTCTTGTACAACTTCATTAATTTCATTTTCATCAAGACTAAAAGAATAAGACATTTCTATGAATGTTTCTCTACAATTAGCTACTTCTTGATATATTTTATTCATTATTTTTTTCTATATCTCTTAAATCTCTCACTAACATTTCTAAAGCATTGTCTAACAACAATTTATATGCCCTTATAGATTCTAAATTTCTTTTTGTTTGTATACCTGCAAAAAAACCATTAACCATAACTGATGTATTTATAGGTATAATCATTAACCAATCATTCCAATTACCTGATATTACAGAAACATCTTTACCATAACTATTATGATATTCTATAATTAATTCTAAAACTTCTTTAAAATTTTCGTATTTTGTTTCAGATGAAATCTCTTTGACGAATGATAGCATTAACTTCAGATAATCATTTATAATTATTTGATGCATAGTATTTGCAAATATGGGTTTTGTCATATCTCAAATATATAAAAATATTTATTCGAGTTTTTTTTGTTTTTTTAAGTTTTTAACAAGTTCTTTATAATAACTTATTTTTTCTATATATTCTACTCTAGTAATTTTATAAGTCTGTCTTGCTTTAAATTGTAATTCTTCAGCAGTACCTATACCATATTCATTATCTAATTGCAATCCAAACTTATATTGTTCTCCCTGTCCAAATAAATTATCTGCTGCTGATTGGGGTTTAACATTTTTTTCTAACCAACGTGTCGATAAATGACGTCTACTCATAAAATGTCCTGCATGGATTTGTTTATAATGATATTTCCTACCTGATGTATAACATTTTACCATACCATTATCATCACAATCTTTTAATCTTATATATAAACTAAACCACTTATCTAATTCTTTTTTTAGTTTACTTATTGATTTTTTTACCCCCATATAATCATTTGTTCATCTTTTGGTATAGGTTTATAATACTGATACCTAGCTATATTCGTAGTTCTTCCAAATCTAGTTTTCCATTCTATTAAATTAGTTTCTATTGGATAACCTTCATCTTTTAAATCAAATATTATACCTGATAAACGAGTAGCTCCATATTCTTTAATTGCTTCCCAACTTGTTATGTTACCATAAGTTTTTAAATGCCATAATATAGCATCTTTTTGAGTTTTTATTTCATCTCTAGTAATTCTGATTGTTTTCATTTTATTTGTTTTAATTGTGGTTGATAAAATTCTACATTCTTCTGCTTCAAAGTTTCAGTCCTATAAATTGCATCTGATATTCTTTTTTTATGCTGTAATATCCAACGATAAAATGTTCTTATATTTAAAAATGGTTCAAAATCACTATAACGAACCCCCATATAAAAAGCATCAATAATTTGATTTAAATACATTCTTTTAAATCTATTTTCTTTTTTCAAATCTTCAGCTAATATTTTAGCCAATGAAGCCATTGTTTGTGCATCTGCTCTATGTCCTAATTCTACAGATGTTTTAGCGATTAAATCTAATAAACTTTCTGTTAGTTGTTTAATGTTTTCCTCTTGTAATGTTTTCATAATATTTTTTATCTATATAACCTGTTCTTGCTATTATTTTTAAATCTAAAACTTTAATATTTTTTAATAAATGATGATGATATATGTTTTTTTCTAATTTCCTTAAAATTACAGAATATAATTTATTATCCAATATTGGAAATAATTCATCATTATATTTTTTTGAAAAAACTATTTCATTTAAATTTTTTATATAATTTCTATTATTTTTTTGATAGCTTATTTTTAAATTACCATATATTATTTCTCCTTTTTCTATTTTATCCATATTAAAATTTATATTTACTCATATCATTATTAATTATAATCCTATGTTTATATACATAGTCTCCTTTAGGCTCTTTGAATTTTTTGCCTACTTCTATTTTACCACTATATTTAAAATATTTATCTAAATCGATTGTATTTTTTTTATGTAAATTTTCTAAATACTTCATTTGTTTATATTCTTTTATCATAATAAATTTTTTGCTTTTTGCCATTCACTAATTTGAGCATCTAATTTACTTGTACTTGTTTTTGGCTTATTCCTTCTTTCCCAAGTTCTTATACAAGCTTTCCAATCTTTCATTTTATTTTTTCCTACAAACCAATTTTTAGATTCATAAAAATCATAAAAAGATTCTGCATCTATATTATTATTTCTTTCTAAACAATATTCCTTAATTTCAAATATTAATGGTTTTTTAAAGCGTATATTATTATTATATATAATATTAGTATTATTACTTGTAGTATTATCTTTTAAGTTTTCTTTAATACCCCCCTTTAAGTTTTCTTTAATACCTCCATTAACTATTCTTAAATACCTCTTATCAATTTCTTTACTACCTTCTTTAAATGTATATTCTATTGTTATATATCCAAACGTAGCTAATTGACTTATCCACTTAGATATACTTGTCTTAGATTTACCATATAATTTAGCAAAGTAATTATTAGTAGCAAAACATTGTCCATTCATATTACATAAAGCAGTAATTTCAGCAAATAACAATTTAGCATTTGGTGTTAAATATTTATTATATCTAACTTCTGCTGTTAAAACTGCATAATAATTTGGTTTATCTTTCATACTGTTATTATTTCTATAGAATATTCATAATCTTTTAAAACATCTTTTATTATATCAACATTATTAGAAAAATCAAAATAATTTGTATTAACTATATATTTTGACTTTCCACTTTTAACTTTTATTTTAACTTGAGGTTTTTTTGATGTTATTTTAATGCCTGATTTAACTAAAAACATTCTTAATAAATCATTATTATGAAATATTTTTTTGCTTTTTTGTATAAGAATATAAGAATTATATATTAAATTAAATATATCTCTATATTTAGGAAATGAAGCATAATTATGTTTATGAGATTTTTCATAATGTAATATAGATGTTCTATCTCTTTCTAAAACATCAGCTATAATTGTTGGATGTATATCATTTATTAGTCTAGCAACAACTGAAGCAACCATTCTAGGTATATGTATTGTTTGCTTTCTTGTTTTATTAGACAATGCCCCTTTATGTAACCCTACTATGTCTGTAGTAAGGTCACATATTAATTCAAATTTTATTTTATCTGTCATAATTAAAAAGGTAAATCATCATTTGTAGCTTCTTTAATAGCATTATCTACACCTGTTATTCCTGTATGTTTTTCATATACATTACTATTAGCTAAAGCACAAGTCCAAGCATTTATATTATGATACCATTTACCATTATATTCTCGAGATGATATATTTACATTACAACTTAAATTATCTCCTATTTGTATTTGTTTTAATTTACTTATTTTATCCCCTGTAAATGTAATTACTACCTCTTTATTATATTGAGTATTTTGTTCTAATAAAATTGATTGCTTTTTCCATTCTTTACCTGCTTTAGACACTCCTGTTTCTAAATCAAATATTTTTACTAATTTTCCTTCTATATTCATTTTTTTATTATTTTAATTATTTTTAAATTCTTCACTTTCATCTTCTCCAAAAACTCCAAGTTCATAAAAACCTGTAAGCTTTAAAACTGCTCTAGACATAGCCCTTTTTTCAGCCATCTCTAAAACATACCAAGTATTGCAATTACCATTTTTATAATCTCCTTTTAAAGCACTACCAAAAGTTTCAATTGTTTTATCCCCTTTCATAGCTACTGCTTTAACTGATGCAAAATTTGATTCTGATTTTACTACTTCATAATGTATAAAAATGTTTTCTAATGCTTGTATTTTATCAATACCACTTCTTGTAATAATAATGTAGTGTTGATGTTTAAATACATCACTAGGTTCTAAATTATACTTGTTGTATTTTTCCTTAATAAGTTCTGTTTTCATTTTTGTTTTATGTATTTTATTAAACTTTCTTTTAAATATTTGGTGTCTAACCATTCTAGTAGTTCAAATGTTGGTATGCAAATTGAAAAATCTGCACCATTTTCATCTTTACCCACTAATACTGTTTCATTATCTTTAGAATAATGTGTATGTATATCGTGTAAATTTTTATCTATCATAATTAAAATTGTTGTATTATAAAAGAACCATAACCAAACGCATAATACATTGTTGCGTCCATTATTGCATCTTCATCAGGATAATCTTCTTTATCATAATCTTGCCAAAATTCTTCCATATCTTCATATTCTGAATATTCGCAACATAAAGCAATAGGGTCAAATTCTATTTCTTCTCCTGTGCTATCTTCATATTCTTCTAACATTTCCCATAAAGTTTGTAAACCACTATAAGAAAAATTATTAGGTCTGTTTTTTTCAAACCAATTTCTAAATTCATAAAAGTTTACTGTTTTTTTCATATTTATTTAATTATTAATAATTGATTATTGTTTTCATTATATGCTTTTAGCATTTTGTCTGTAAGATTAATAGTATATGTACCTGTAATATTATCTACTGTATCATCTGCACACATTTGTCTTTGTGTTCCTACCATTACTACAGAGTTCCAACCTGTTACAACATCTGCAAA